TCCTTGACCTTTTTGATCTTTACCACCACCTAAAAATGCAGCTAAACTCATATTACTCTCCTAATTCTAAAAAACTACCATCAGATTCGACAGGCATTTCTTTTTCGTTTATTTTTTTTCTTGCAGCTATAGATTCTGTAGCTTTGGCAGAACGTTCTTTTAATTGATCTTCAAATTTAACAGCTCGTATACCTCTAGCAAGTTCAGGTCTTTGTTCTTCCATAACCATTGCAAGTTTCTGATCTTGTTCTGCTTGTTGTTCTGGGCTTACTCCTTCATCCATAAATACTTTTACAGGTATGTCTTCATTTCTAGCCATGTCTATTATAAATATAGTTAAAGCAGGGGTTATTAATTCTGCAACATCTGGACTATATTTACCTTCCATAAAACCTGCTTTTGTAATATTCTTAACTAGCAACTCTACTGGTAAACCAGACAATAGTAAATCTAACATTCTTTCTTTCATGTCAGGGTTTTTTAATCTTTTCATAGCAAAAGCTAAAACTTTTTCAGGATTAGATTCTTCTGGTGGTTTTTGAAAACGTTCAGTATCTGGAGAAGCTGTTAAAGATTGTCCTGGAATTGGAACATTAAAAGGGTCTTCTTGTTTTAATTGGTCAGGGTTTCTAGTGTCTAAGTCTTCTTCTCTCGTTAACATTTACTTATTCCTTTTTATAAGATCATCTACAAATTTTTCTGAAGCTGCTTTTGTTTCTTTAGTTTTTGAGCTGTTAAGGTATTTTTTCTGTAAAGCATTATTAATAATACTTTCACCGCCCATACTGTCAGCAGTCATAGGACCCATATAATTTGGACCTTCTTTAGGTGTTGAAGTGCCTTCTATAAAAATATTTGGTCCTACATTTTTTTTTGCTAATTCGCCTGCAATTTCATTAGGCGAAACACCTCTAGCAATAGCATATAATTCTTGAGCGTTACCCATTACGTCTATGTCTTGTAACTCTAAAAGACCTTGAAAAGGTATCTTTGTAGCACCACCAACCTCTACTGTATCTACAGTATTTGCTAAAATTTCATCCATATTTACAAAAGAATCTGAAGCAGTTGCATAAGCATCAGTTCCAGGTCTATTATCAAAAGGATTGCCACTACCTCCTCCAGAAGCTCTTTCTTCGTTTTTTCTTTTTTGCCTATTTGCAGCAGTTTCTTTAATATTTCTACTACTTAAACCTTCTATACCAAAATAATTATTATCACTGTCTTGTAACAATTCTTTAGGAGAAGTTATAACATCAATAAAATCATCAATAGGATCAGTTATACCATTAAAAGCTTCTCCCCAACCATCCCAAAAGCTTGCTGCACCACCTATTGCTCTTGCATATAAACTTTCTTTAGCCATTACTAACTCCCACTTTGTTTTTCTAATTGTGCTTGAGCCCATAAATCATAAGCCCAACTTCCGCCTGCACCGTAAGCATTATCAGTTACGGTTCTATCATATAATGCAAATTGCCTATCTGCAGTTAAATTTATTTTTGTTAATTCATGAGCAAATTGTTCTCTTGTTAAATCTTGTTTAAATAACCAAGAAGCCTCATCTCTGTATTGTTGCCATATATTATTTAAAGCGTTTTGATTCATACCAAAAGTATTTAAAGCATTTGTTCTGTTTGCTTCATTTTGTGCTGCAGAGTTAGCAGTATTTATTTGCCTACGCCAAGTTGCATTAGACTGATTAATCTGAGTTGTCATTGAAGAATTAAATCTTTCTCTAGTATCTACTAAAGAAGAATTAAATTTAGCAGTAGCGTTAACTTGATCTGAGTTAAACTGTTTCATAGCTGCTACCCTATTAGCATTTTGTTGAGCTGTAGAAGCACCTAACTGTGCAAAAAATTCATCTACTTGATTTTCAGATTGTGCATTAAATTGCTGCCTAGCATTATCTGCAGCAGCGTCTGTAAACAAAGAATCTATCTTAGCTTGATATGTTAATATTTCGCCCTGTTGTTTGTTACTTAAACTAGCCATATCTAAATTTAACAGGGACTGAGCATTTACTACTTGTGCTTGTTGCCTGTTATTTAAATTAGTCATTTCCATATTTCCATAGGTAGCAGCATTTGTAAGCACTGTTTTCATTTCAGAATCTAAGTTTGCTAAAGTCATATTCTGCATAAGTTGCGAATTATTTAGATTACGTTGTTGTTCTTCGTTAAATTCTAAATTGTTTACTTCAGCTATTCTAGCAGCATTTATAACAGCAGCTTGTTGGTCGTTAGTAAGTTCTTGCCCTGTAAGTGCAGCATCTATTTGTGCTTTAGATAATTCTCTTTGTTGTTTAAAAGACATGTTAGATGTAGTAACTTGCATGTTATTTACAGAATCCTGTAAAATTCCTTGTTGTTGATTAGTTAAATTAATACCTTCTATTTCAGCATATCTTGCAGCGTTTACTACTTGTCTTTGTTGTTCAAAACCTAACTCTCTTTCTTGTAAAGAAGCTCTTAACTGTGCATTGGCTAAAGAAGCTTGTTGCATGTTTGAAAGGCTTTGAGATTGTAATTTAAAACCACTTGTAGAATTTTGTAACGAAGTTTGTTGTCTTGCATTTAAATCAGCTAAACCAATTTGTAAACCTGCAGCAGCATTAGCTAAAGCAACTTTTTGTTTATTATTTATATTGCTAAGATTTATTTCTCTAAAGACTTGTGCATCTTGTGCAGCTACAGGTATAGACGCTTCCATTGCTGATTGCATAATTGCAGCACCTGCCATAGAACTTGCAGATAAACCTCTAGCAGCCATTTGTGCTTCAGCATTTCTTATTGCACCTGCAGCGTAAGCAGGAGTTTTACCATCAGCAAACTGTGCCATAAGGTTTTCTAATTGTCCTTGTACAGTAGCCTCTTTAGGTACTTCAGACATTTGTTGTGTTATAGCATTTGCCGTAGCTCTAGTTTGTTCGTCTTCACTAGTTTGATTAAGTTGCATAACTGCATTATCTCTTAGCTCTGCCATAACTTGTGCAGTACCTTGATTAGCCTCTGCAGGAGCAATAGGTTGTACTATTTCATTTGTAGTTATACCTCTTTGAGCACCTACGATAGTATCGTTAAAATCACCAGTGTAATCGCCTACAGTAGGTGTCTTACTTCTATCTGCACCTTCCATATCTGTAGCAAGTGCACCTTCAGCTTTTTTTTGATCTATACTATCCCTAGAAGGAGCAGTACCTATAATAGATTCTCCTATAACAGGTTTGTCTGATTGTGCATTTACTTCTCTTGTTAAAGTGTCTAAAGTTTGTGCATTTAAAGCTTGGTTACTTACTTTAGCAAAAGTGTCAGTAGTAGAAGTTATAGTATCAGCAGTACTTTTAATTGTATATCCTGCTGCCTGTAAGGCTTGAATTTGTGCATCACTTATAATTTCTGTAGCTGCTTGTTGTGTTGCTCCTAGTTGTTGTTCGTTAGGTTCTAATTCAGAAGCTTGAGCATATGTCATATTAGGATTAAATTCAGCATTAGGTGTTAAATCAGGATTAGTACCTGTAAGCCCTGCCATCTGGTCGTATTGGTTTAGCACATCTCCAAATCTAGTTTCAAGAGCTCCTAAAGTTCCAGTACCTGTTCCAGTACCTGTTCCAGTACCTGTTCCAGTACCTGTTCCAGTACCTGTTCCAGTACCTGTTCCAGTACCTCCTCCAGTACCTCCAGTACCTCCAGTGTTTCCACCAGTGTTATTATTAGTTAAATCTGTAAGTACACCATCTTTTTCAACTCCTGTTATAGTACCATCAGCCGCAAAATAAGTTGTCTGACCAGTAGCAGGGTCTGTATTAACTTTACTTCCATCAGCGTTAACAGTTACATAAGGGTTTTTTGGAATCCCTGTGTTACCTAAAGAACCATACTGTGATTCATATTCCGCAGTTGTTAATAGTTTACCTGTAGTTGGATCAGCATACATTGGCGGTTTACTAAAAAGGTCGTTCTCTGTTACTCCACTACTTGCTTTTAGTGCTGTTAAATCATTTGCATCAGTTTCAAATGTAGAGTTTTTAGTAGTAAGACCTGCGTTTTGAGCCCTAGTAAGAAAATCTATAGTGCCTAGACCACCAACACCTGTATCGGCTGCAGCAGATACCGTGCCATCAGCACCGATAAATTCAGCAGGTATGGTATCATTACCTGCACCACCAGGTATAGTAGAGAATGAATTAATATTAAAATTAGGACTAAAAGGATCAGTACTGTTAAGTGTAATATTACCACCTTCAGCCATACCTCTTCTTTCCAAAGCATCTAACCTTTTCTGTATTTCTATATTTGTCAATGGTTTCTTTGGCATATCTCTTCCCTCTAGCCTACAATTATTTTAATTAACAATCCTATTACAGAGACACTAGCCCCTATAAGTATCGCTTCAATTCTGTAAAGCCTACGATCAATGGCTTCATACCTACTCGTACAAGCATCCACATGGTCATCTATCTTTTGGTTTACTACACTTGTTGTTGGTTTAGTAGGCATGTTTTCTCCTATGATGGTAGTTCTTCATGAATTACATATAAAGGATGTATATCTGTTGCAGTAGTCGAATCTACTCCTCTAGTAACACCTGTAAGAGTATTACCATCTATTCCTGTATACGTAATTTTTTCATTAGTTTCTTGTATATATGCTACACCTAAAGAAAGTCTTAAAGGTTTTCCGTCAGTTTCTACTAGGGGTATAGAAGTAGCGTCTGAAGCTACAAAAGATTCTACTGTAGCAAAACCTATATAATTTTCATTAGCAGACCAGTTCGACCCATCATATTTATATTTTCTACCATACCAATCATCAGGTAGTGTAACTCCTGTATGTAACGTGACATTACTTGAGTTGTAAGAGCCTACTCTATATCTAGGGCTTGAAGAGGGTCCTACTGTCATACAGTCTGCTGTAATATTAACATCAACATCATCTTCTATAACGTAGGTAACTTCATTAGTTTCATTTTCTGTAATTATTTTCATATTAATTAAACTCCAAATTTTCTTTTATACATTTAGGTTGTAGTGGAAAAAATATATCAGGGTAATTTTCTTGTTTAGATAAATCTCTTAATTTTTGCCTATACTCTAACACTTCTTTTTTTTCTTGTTTTGTTAAAGGATAATCTATTAACATATATTTATCTGTTCTAGTTAATATCCTCTCTATTTCCTTTTCTACAAACTTAAATTTTTCTTCTTTGTAAACTGCTTTTTCTGCTTCATCGTCTCTAGTTTTTATTATATCTACATATTCTTGTGTAGTAGCGTTAAATACTCTAGTCATACTTACGTTACAAGGTCTATAGTATCAAAGTCTGCGTTCATAATAGCATAAACAACAACTACGCCCTCTACAAAATTAGTTCCTGCAGAAGCATAGAAATAAAAACCATCTGCATAATTGTTCACAACTTTAGTTCCTGCAGCACTTCCATAGCCTTTTTCATGTTTTGTATTATAGTTACTAGAACCATACCTATAAACTCCTTCGTATTGCCACGAAGAGTTTTGTTTTGAATTTACATATGTTCCCATACCTGTTAATAAGTGTGTGTAGGGGTTTTGGGTTCCTGTCTGTCTTTCTTCACCTACATAATTAGTATATACTCCATCAAAAGCATAGCCAGTCCATAAACCAGTATTATCTCCAGGGTTTGCATTTTCAAATGACCCAGAAGTCATTCTTGCTCCATACCACGTAGCACTTTCCATAACACTAGAAGTACCATTATATGGTTTTACTTTCATATAACCATCATTAGCATTAAAACCTAAACCATACCAATAAAGATCATACGCCCTTACATCTTTAGGATTAAATCCTGCAGGTAAAGAAATTAAAACATTAGCGTCATCTCCACCTCCCTGTCTTCTAAAGTCATACGAACCACAAAAGATTCTATTAGTGTCTTTAGGTATAGAACTGTAACCAGAAACATCATCTCCAACGACTATACTCCCTGTAGTTAAAGCTGTTCCTGCAATTACTCTAGGATATTTTCCTGTAATACTTGTAGCTAAATCACCATTACTATAAGGGTCTATAAAATATTTTGTTCCTGCAGTTAAAGAACTTACAGCATCAGTAGAACTTCCTAGAGAAGCTATACCTACCTCAGCACCATTTGAAACAGCCTCTTTTGATATGCCTATAAAATTACGGTACGTTAAGTTTGTTGAACTTTGTACCCAACTATAATTAGGTTGTACTATTTGTTGAATAATTTCACCACTACTTGTACTACTTTGAGATGTAACAACATTTTGTCCATAAACATCTCCTGTAGAATTTATTGTTACATATTTTATAGTAGGACTACTGTCTGCAATTTGTACTTCGTTACTAGCATTCCATATGTATCTATCAGCAGGACTACCTGTTCCAAATTCTACAGAATTCATTAACCAAGTATTTGATGTACTAGCATGAGGAAAAATTGCTGTCATCTGTTTCGATCTTTCATTATATTGAATCCAACCATTACCTCTTTCATTACTAAAACCAGTATTAGTTAAATTTGCACTATCTACTACATAAGCACCTGATACACTTAAGTTTAAGCTTGAACCTTGCGGAGCAGATGCCCAACTCAACCAACCTGCCCCTAAAGCTTGCCTATAACCACCCCAACTAACTAAAGCAGGGCTTGTATCATTTGAATCGACAGTTTGGTTAGGTATAGTCCAACCTAAACCTTCACCATTACTATAATTATGTATAGTATCGTTTGAACCTGCAGTTAAATCACTACCATTTTTTCTATAACCATTTACTGTCACATAATTACTATTACTAGCATCTTTCCAAGCTACTAATACTCTATTATTTACTCTATCATACCCTGCAGCTATTGGGCGATTGTTAGCAGTACCTGCATTACTATCCCACTTTGTACTAGTTATATTACTTAAAGTAGGTGCGTTTGTCCCAGAACATGTAATATATATTGCTCCTTGTTTATCTCCTCCAAGAATAACGTGACCTACGTTATTAGTTGTATCATATATTGTTTCAAAATATTGAGCATGCCCACTACTATTCATAATACTGTTTGAATCTGATCCAGTAGCTCCTTTTGTTAATGTAACACCATTTGTACCTCCAAGAGTAACAATACTTGCTTTTAATAAATATCCACTAGTATAATTATTATGAACAGCTACAAAGTAGTCATTATCTTCATCATAATATACACTCATCCTTCCTTGAGAGTAGCCATCATCTTCTACTACTATTGGAGTTCCTCTAGTAATGTCAGAGGCATCATCACTTTGATTTAATGATGAATTGCTAGCGTTGTCATACTTAGATGCAAACATTTTATACTCAGTCTTGCTTGTACCTGAATTATAATCTATATAACAAGTAACCCAAGTATTTGTTCCTGGTTTATATGCTGTTCTAAAAGAACCATAATTATTAGTGTTGTAATTAATTCCTGTTTTAGCAGAATCATCCCAAGTTTCATTTGTTCTTCTATTACCGCTATGGGCATTTGTAGTGCTAGAACCTGAGACTTGAGACACAGTTCCATTAGCATTTTTTATTAAACCTTTACCTGCCGCAATGCTACCGCTAGCAGTAGCTGTAACACCTCCTCCACCTGCATTAGCCCAAGAAAGAGTATTAGAACCATTTGTAGTTAAAAATTGACCTGAAGTGCCATCTGTATTAGGTAGTGTCCATAATTCATTAGAAGCTATAGCATCTGGACCTTTGAAACCTACATAGTTTGCACCGTTAGCGGCTAACTCTTGAAATCTCAATTCAGTAGTATTACCAGTACTTGTACCGTGAGGAGCCATGCTTACACCGCCTGCAGCTACTACGGCTGTAGTGTCATTACCATCTTCATCATACTCAATACTGAAATTTTGATCTGAACCAAGATAAAGTTTTTTATCATCGGCAATATATACGTCACCCCACTCAAGAGATGTTGTACCTAAGTCAGCACCACCTGAAGCATCAGGAACTAAAGCAGTAGAAGCAGTAATTGTAGTACCTTCTATAGTGCCTGCTACAGTTAATCCGCCAGAAGCTAAAGTCATTAAATCTGTGTCAGATGTATGACCTATAGTGGTTCCGTTAATAATAACATTATCTACAGTTAATGTGGTTAACGTTCCTAAAGATGTAACATTACCTTGTGCTGCTGTAGACAATGTTCCTGCTAAAGTTCCACCAGTAACTGTACCTGAAGTGGTAATAGCAGAAGAACCTACATCTATAGCACCAAAACCTGAACTAATAGAACCACCATCTAAAGCACCTACTGAAGTTATATTTGTTTGAGCAGCAGTTGTTAATGTACCTGCAATGTTACCAAAAACAACGTTACCTGCTGTGCCACTAAATACTTCGGAAGAGTTTGTAGCATCTGGTATAAATGTAAATGCACTTGCAGAATCATCATAACCAAAAAAACCTAATTTAGCTCCTGATCCATTATGCCATCTAAATTCAATACCTCTATCTTTGTTATCATCAGAACCTGGAGCAGAATCTCCGCCTAATGTAAAGATAGGATCATCAATAGTTACTGTAGTAGAATTTACAGTTGTTGTAGTTCCATTTACAGTAAGATTACCTGTTATAGCTAAATTGCCTGCAGCAGTAGCGTTAGCCCCTGCAAAAGTTAAAGCAGTTGTAGTGCCTGATTTAAGTATTAAATTACCTGAAGTATTTGTTGCACTACCGAATGTTGTGCCTGCATCTTTAAAGAATATATCTCCACCATCAGCATCTAATATAATATTTGTTGTAGCGTCTAAAGTAATAGTGCTACCAGAATCTATTTCTGCTATTACAGGAGTTGTTAATGTTTTGTTTGTTAAAGTATCTGTTGTTGCTCTACCAACTAATGTGTCTGTAGCTGCAGGTAAAGTTAAAGTAACATTGCCTGAGTAATCTGAGTGTGCAGCAGATTGTAATTGTGTATAGTGAGCATTACTTGATTCACAATAAAATTTAATATTAGAAACAGAGCCACCATTTTTAAGAACAATTTCACCTGTCTGTATATCTACATTACCGTCTATTCTTACAACACCTGTTCCATTTGGTGTAAGAGCTATGTTACCATTAGATGTAGAAACTAAACCATTACCATTTACATCTAAATCACCACCTAGTTGTGGGGTAGAATCTTCTGCAAGATTAGCTATACCAGAAGATGTAGCAAGACCTGCAACTAATGTACTTCTTGTTATTTTTTTAAGACCACCACCTGAAGCGTCTACAGCTAATAAAACATCACCAGAAGCTACTGAAGATATTTCACTTAAATCTCCTACTGCTGTAGGATTATAGTTTGTACCATCTGCAATAAGCAAGTTGCCTGCAGTATTAGTAGCCATAGTAAGATCATCGCCAGATATAGTAAGATCACCACCTACAGTAACATTACCTGTAGTAGTAACTGTATCTATAAATGCGTCTTTCCACCTAACTCCTGTAGAACCCAAATCTACATCACTATCTGTTTGTGGACCAAATATACCATCAGCTACGTATACTTGTTCTGCATTAGCTGCATAAAAATGTATTTCATTTGCGTCTTCAAAATCAATTTTAGTTTCGTTGTCTTCACCAATTTTAATGTCTGTTGCAAGTAAAGAAGTAATTCCTGTTTGTGCTGCATCTACAGCTACTGTTACAGTATTAGAAGTAGCACTAGATGATAAGCCTGTACCACCTGCTATCGTTAATGTTTCAGAATCTAAATCAATAGCTATAGTACCACTATCAGAAGTAACATCTAAATCTTCTGCAGTTACAGTGGCATCTACATAAGCTTTAATAGATTGTTGTGTAGCAAGTTTAGTAGCAGAGTTTGAAGACATATTATCTTCGTCTGCAATGTCTGTAATAGTAACAGTACCATCTCCTAAACTACCAAAAACTAAAGTGCCAGAAACATCTACATTACCATTCATGTCAATAGTTGTAGCAGCTATTTGTATTTCGGTATCTGCAACAATATCTAGTTGACCATCAGTAGAAGAGTTAATGTATATTGCAGTATCTCTAAAAAGTAATTTTTCAGTACCGTCTATAAGAACTTCATCTGAAAATTTAAAATAATCTTCATCTTCCATCCATGTTAAAACACCATCATTTGTATTGGCATTAAATGTAAGAGCTATATCGGTATCTGCACCTGTACCCATACTAATAGCATTGCTAAATAATGTAGATATTGGACCACCATCACCTGCTGTGCTACCATCATGTTTATGACCTGTACTTACATGGAAAGCTGCTAATATAGCATTAAACTCATTGTTACTATGAGCTGCTGTAATAGTATCCCCTGTCGTAAAAGTCGATTGTCTTGCTGAATAACCTGCCATTGCTTATCTCCTACCTGCTGCTGCAAATTCTAAACTAAAACCTCTTAATGAATAAGGTGCTGATGTTTCATTTTGTTTTTCTGTAAATTGGACTGCTACTGCAAATCCTGAACCTGTTATAGGTTGTCTAACTAGTATAAATTCTGCACCACCATAAATTGAACTGCCATATGTTGATGAACCGTATAGTGCTAAGTCAGCAACCTCTGAAAAAGGTATACTGTTAGGGTTCTGTACGTCTTGTGAACCAAAGTCATATTCTAAACCTAAGTTAGTAGCTAACGAACCTTCTGGTCTGTAGTTTAATATTACTCTGTGAAATCTTTTTCTAATTCCAGGATCACCCATAGTTAAATGTGCTGATTTAAATCTAGCTTCCATACTTATTGTAGCATCGGAAGCGTTTGTAAACGTACTACCAGATTCTTGTTTATACACATAACCATCATACCCACCATGTACTGTAAACTCTACATCACTTATGTAGCCACTATCTCCGCAGTTAGGTTTAATACCTCTCATATCAGAATATTCCCACCTATCGCCTCTAAAAACAGCTATAACTCCTGAACAGTCTGCTTCAGCACCTTGGTCTGCAAAAAATATTCTATACTGTGTTTTAGCTTTTATAACTACAGAACTTATCTTTTCTGCTACAGTATTATAGTTTAATTCTGTAAATCTTCTTTGTATAGGTCTAGATATAACACCTAACTCTACGTCACCAATTTTTTCTGTACCTGCAACTGTTCTTAAACCGTCAGCAGCTAAAAATACTAAGTCACCGCCTACTTCCTGTATGCTTTGTGGTGCAATACAACCTACATTAGTTGTTACTGGTTGCATTTGAAAGTCTGCTAAACTGTTTCCTGCTAATCTAAATATAGCATTTTCACAAAATATATATAATTGCTCTCTAAATACTTTTAATCCTGTTATAGTGCTTGTTACAGATATAGAACCTGCACCTTTAGCAGCACTAAATTCTCCTACAGCATATGGAGCAGAAAATATTATCTTTTGTGTTGCTGCAGACATTCCTGCATAGATAGCATGGTTTTTAAATATTTTTACAAACTTAGGGTTAGCAGGAGCGCCTGTACCGCTTACGTCAGTTACAGAACTGTTATCATAATGTGAAGCATTGTTTGCTCCATCAGCCCATATAATTCTATCTGTACCATCTATATTAAAAGTGTCAAAATCGTATCTACCTGCACTGGTTCTACCAGAATCTATTTGTGTTACAGAACCATTAGATGTAGGTACTTTAAATACTTCAGTACCTCTAGCAGCTATAACTTGATCTTTGTATACAGCCGACATAAGTATAGCACCTGTAGTGCTTCCTGAAGTTATTTCGTTTGTATTAAACTTAGTAAACCCTGAGATACGTCTATATCCGCCACCTACGTCAGGTTCAAAGTTTCTTAACTCCATAGCTTCTCCTGGTTCCATCTCAAACTGAGATTTATTGAGGACTAAGCCGCCTCTGAAGTTAACTACAAATGGATTTAACATATCTGCCATTAGACAGCAAACATGTAGTTTTTACGGTTTATCAAATCTGTTCTCATTCTCTGTAAGCCAAAACTATACTCTTGTAAATATATCTGGGCTAATTGTGGGTCTGAACGTGTAAGCAATGTA